GTGCAGGCAGAGAATGGAAATCTTGCAACTTATCATCTGACCATAACCAAGTCTGCAACAGGTGCTACAACAGATACCGCCGGAACATTTAAAATGTCTAAGATAGATATGACAACGAATGATGTCACATATTCTTTTAAATACGATTTTATATGCGATGGAGTAACAACATCAAAAACAGTAGCCACAGGACTTACAGCTACCCAATATACTTGGACACCTACGACAGCAATTTTTGCGCCATTAATGACGAAGAGTGACCAAGGAACACTTAAGGTCGCTATTGAAAGTAGTAATGGACGTAGAATGACTTACTACGCGACCATTTCACTTAAATTAAAAGCGTCTATTAAGCCATCTAGTACATTTCAATATGTTGGTGATACAGGGTTTAATAATAAAGCAATTGCCGGTATTACTTCATTTACATTTACAATCAACGTTCCAGGATTATATGGTGCTAGTCAGACAGTGAAATTTACTATTAAAGATACCGATTATGTACAAAACGTACCAGCAGTATCTGGAACGACAAATACAGCGGTTACATTCGATGTCGGTACATTTGCCTGCAATGATCCAACGGCAATGTATACACGATGGTTCTTTAAAATAGAAATTACTGATAGTCGCGGTCGCTCAGATTCACGAATGGATTGGGTAACTATATATCATTATTCGCCTCCTGATGTGGTTGCTACTGTAGACAGAAATGCTGATGAAAAACCGGTATTAACATTTACACCTTCATATCAAGCTACTGTAGCTGGTGCAACAAACTCTATAACTATATTTTGGGCGAGATGTAATGTTGACGGAGAAGTCTATGAAACTGACTTAAAAGGTAAGACCTCGCCACAAGTATTGGTCGGTACGTATGATCTGTCAAAAGCATATCAATTCACTATTGCTATTAAGGATTCAGTTAGACCGTCGGCTATTATCAAAAGAATTATATTACCAAGTGCGATGCCAGTAATGGATATTGGAGCTGATGGCAAGACTGTTACGTTCTTCGGAACCTCACCTAATTCGGCAGATAAAAATACATTAAGGGTTGGCGACGTTGCTAGTTTCGGAGAAGAGGTTGTATTGGGCGATACTTCAAATAGTTATACAGTCGTAAAAGCGACAGGTTTAACAGTTCATGATAAAAATACTGTTGTTGGCGATGATACTGATGTTATAGCATCAATTGGTATTGGTAACACAGTAAATGCATCCGGCTCGAAAGTAACAGGTCCTTTTTACACTCTAGGTGTGCGAAGTTTTAACGAAGTCGATGGAGTCGGAATACAGCCAACAGAAAATGGTTTATATTCAATGGTTGAAGGTTGGCTATGCGAAGCGTCTGGATATGCTTCACACGCTGAAGGAAATGCTTGTTGCGCATCCGGACATTTGTCACATGCTGGAGGAATGAATAGTGGAGCCTCTGGTTTTGCATCATTTGCACATGGATATGGACTTCGAGCTAATGGTGAATATCAAGCAGTATTTGGCATGAATAACATTGTTGATACTAGTAATAAATATTTACTTATCGTCGGAAATGGCCCGGGCGAAGGCACGTCGTCAAACGCCTTAGGAGTAACTGCTAATGGTCATATTGATGTTCAGAAAAATATTTATATAAACACAAACGGCTCTGGTATATTTGAGAGAGATACTGATGGGACGAATCGTGAATTGATAGCCATGGACGGTAATAATAAGTTATCAATAGGATACGGTCAATATAGTCATGGTGGCAGAGAAACAGTATTACAAGGCGGTAATAAATTAACATTACGACTTAAAAACCCCAATGCCACATGGAGACCATATATGACAAAAGGCGACAGTTTCAATACGACTATTCAGGTAGGAGGTTATATCACAAACTCTGGTAAAGATGTAACATTCCAGTTACCACTTAACAATCCTGTTATCGGGTCTCCAACAGTGACAATAGCAAGTGTCGATGGTCTTTGCGTTAGACAAAATAATAAATACT